CAATCTTATCCCTTGTCATTGACAGTATCAAGAACTTTAGGTTTTCTGGTGGAACCTTTTGGTTTTCGTCCAGTACTACCGGCTGATTTTCTTGAAGTACTACTATCTTTTGTCTTTTGCTTAGGCATGTCAGCCTGATCTTCGCTATGTACAATGCTTTCATAAGGATCATTTACTTCGTTAGCAATCCATTGTCTAAACGCTGTTTGTGCAGCAATCTGGTTCTCTGCCATCTCGAGATTTCTTTTTCTATGCTCCTCATCTGTCGCAGGTCGTGTTGCAGGGAATCCTTTCTTTGTAAGTACAGGTTCTCCGTTCTCAAAAACCGGCATGACCATACCCGTTCGTTCGTACAGTTTTTGGTCCGCAAGTCTTATTGAGTTGACGGCCGCATTGAACTTCTGAGCCATCTCATGTCTGAACAGGTTGGTGTCTCTTAGTTCTTCAATCCAGTCTGCCATTACCGGCAGAAGTGTAGCCAGAGCAATATATTTCTGGGCTGTGCTTGGGTTACTTTTCATATTCGCTTAAATATAAATCAATTACTCTTTTAGTTTTTTCTAAGTCATCTTTAAACTGACCTTTCTTTCGGCATCTCACGATTCTTTTTATTATGTCGAATTCCCATGAATTAAGATCGTGTTGCTGTGCAAATAGGTATAAACTACCATTCGAGTTGTCATAATGACTGTCCTTATTTATTCCAGGACCTGTTGTAAATTCCATATCTTTAAATCTGTTCTTTGCTAATTTTATTAGATTTGCTGTATCATCCATAAGATAGTAATGATAGTTATCTTCTGCTTCGGCTACTTCGTATATTGAGTTCAACTCAACATCAACCCAGTCTAATCCTTCAATATTTGTTAATCTTTTTTTCATAACTCTTCTTTTTCTCCGTCATATAAATAGGTCTTTACGCCATGCTTCTTCAGTTCTTTCGCTCGAAACACCTGAAGACTGGACGGACGTTTGCCCTTTTGTTTTACCTCGTAAAATTCAACACTACATCCAGGAGGGATAGCCAGTATGTCCGCTATTCCATTCTTATTTGTTACTGATAGCTTAATGACATAGTAGCCCTCCTTCTCCAGCTGTTCAATTAACTTACGTTGTACCTTGCTTTCTAACATTGAATATGATATTGCACTTATCAAGCTGATCAATAAGCCTTGACATGTCGGCAAATCTAACGAACTCCATTGAATCAGACAATACCTTTGCTGAATTAATTACAATGCGCCCATTATCCAGCTCGTAGTCATCTATCAAGATGTTGTGCATCTTGGGTGTAGTAAGGTCGAACTGATTTATTAACTGCTGTACGTTTGGATCTGTTATTATCTTTTTCATTTCTATCTCCAAACGTTAACTATGGCGTTAGGGTATGCTATACAAGCATTTAAGTATTTCTCAACAAATGGAACGAAATCATGATACGTACCCCATCCATTATCTGAGTTATATTTTTCGAAATACTCAGGACGACTCTTCAAGTCAGAAAGACCTTTCTCTAAGAATGGGATAATCTCTGAAGCTATTGTTATGTTTTTGTCTTCGAAATCATATTCAGAGTCATAATCTCCATCAGGAATATTATAACCTTCCTTAAGTCGATGAGGCCTCCATAACGCCTCATATATCCCGGCTTTGTCAGCCATCTCGCCTAAGTTATGGGTAATGTTTGCACTATAAATAGTGTCATGATCTTCTGTAAGTGTCTTGCCTTCATCATAGCTTACCCATTTCTTGCGTGTTAAATAAACATCTAAACTCATATTATTGATTTTTATATAGGTGACTTTGTTTAATTGTAGATATTTAATCGGATATATTCCGATTAATGTCCCGTTTTTTTACAAATTTATTGGACTTATTTCAAGTAATCCTTTTTAAATACATTCAACGTATACTTCTTCTTACCCTTAACTACCTTGTATATCTTATCCTCAATACCACCATTAGAGAATATCCAGAAGATCTCGTTAGACAATCTGTCCATGGTAGTCATACGATCGATGGCTTGAAAATACGATACTGCCGAGTGCTGTATGTTATAGAACACAAGGTAGTCCGCATTCCTTAGACTTATTCCCTCACGTCCAGAGACGACCTGTAATGCTATAGACTTGTCTGAAGAATTAAACTCATCCAGATCTGTTGTCAAGTTTTGTGAACCAAATACTTGACTCAGTGCATTAAGCTCTTCCTTAAAAACGTAGAAGATGCCTATCTTCTTACCTGCAAATCGTTCCTTAATAAACTCAGCCTTAGAGGTGTCAAGAACCATAGAATTACCTGACTCAAACTTAATCGTACCGCTGTACAACTGATGAAGCTTCTGCATTAGCTTTGCTGCAGTATCTGCCAATATCACCTCGTCCTTCCCCTCGATAACCCGATCGGCCAATAGTCTGTCAGCAAGAGCCATCGTTGACGGTTTCATGTCTACATGCAGGACAGTCTCATTGATTGTCGTACTGAAGCCTGCTTGCTCCTGCGTGTAGGTAATCATTAAGTGAGCAACATCTCTCATTATCTTATCCTCAATACCATGCGAGTAGTCGTTATGCATGTGCGCTCCTATTCTCTTCTGCTTGATATTAACATAGTCATGCGCCCACTTGTAGAAGTTACGGTAGTGCACCCATGGTGAACGATTGGATACCCACATCTGATGATACATCTGACTGAACGACTCCGGGTTTGGCGTTCCAGATAGGAATATCATAGGCTTGTCAGCGAATAACTCCCTGAACATCTTCGTAGCCTTACCCGGCTTAGGTTTTGATCCAAAGCGGTGGTGCTCATCATGTATCACTAAATCAAATAGTTGCGGATTCTCGATCTTATGCATCGACTCATCATTAGTTATTATGATGTTGAAATGTTTATCATAACCAAAATCGTAATAGTCAGATTGAATAGAACTAATTGCTTCCTTTTTTGTTAAGAATAAAACGTTTTTTGCTCCAAATAACTTACATGTTTCTAAAGCCATAGCAGTTTTTCCACAACGTACTTCAACTGCAAAATAAACCATTCCATATTGTTTCAATATGTCAATAGCCTTACTTGATAATTCTACCTGATAGTCTCTAAGCTGTTTCATAGCTCCATTGTTTTTTGTTCTGGTAACTTAATATCGAACTTAATCATCTTACCGTTCGCACTGCGATATGTCTTAGGCTTGCAGTTGTAACGATACACACCCCACTCGTCAAGCCATGCATAGAACTTACGCTGAAGTAGTGGGTACTTACCTCTCGGTGAGTAGTCCGGGTTGGTCTCAACGAAGTTGTTGTATATCTGCTGTGCCTGATACTCTGAGTATGCCTTCGTGTAGTCATTGTTAGGATCCTTGCACCACTCAACAAAGTCAAACGAAGTAGATGCGATAAGATGACGCTCAACTAAGTTCTTGAATGTTGATTTGATGAGGCCCTTCTCAAGATACAACTTAAGATTCTCTATCATGTAGTTATCAAACTTAAGCCACTCCTGTTTGCTCCAGTCTGTAAACAACTGATGGCCGAACTCATCCTCCGGTGTGTAGTCCTTGTGATAGTGCTGAGCAAGCTCAAGCTCCCACTTACGTCTCTCGAATGAGTTACCTGTACCCTTGATGGCATAGTTCGTTGTGATGATGATCTTTGGTGAGTCAGCGAACGGTATATGTATCTCGTCTTTGTTCTTCTTCTCAAGTGTTATACCCTCTGTAATAACAGAGAACAGTTTCTCAAACTCAAAGTTACGGTTGACATCATCGAATGTAAGTAGCTGTGTGTCAGCTGATACACGTTGATATGCAAACGACTTAGTAAACGAGAAGCCCTTGCCATCCATGATAACGTTACGCTTGAGCTGACTAACTGAGTTTACAAGAATACCCTTACCTGTACCTCCCTCAGGGTTGTCTGATATCACCTCATCATTGATAATAACTGCCGGGCAATATCCCGGTGGCTTGTAAGAGTGCATGAGATATCCTAGCGTTGACTCGATAGATCGTATGCGCATGCTATCGCTACCGCTTACCCGATCGACAAACGTTCTGAACACAGCATCCGAGCTATCTGTAAAGCTGAAGTCACGATCGATCTTCTGATTCTCCCACACGTATCCACTGATATCCATGTAGTCTATCTTCTCTACCTTCTCAGCTGTGATCTTTACGGCACAGTTTCTGAAGTATAGGTATGCAGTTCTAACGTCATCACGAACAAATACCGGATCGACCTTCGAAAGGAACGATAGGTGGTCCTCCTTGAATAGCTTCGTCTTGTCAGCAAAGTAGTTGTAGATCGATCGATCATCCATGACGTACAGCTTATCAAGCACGTGATCCTTCATCATGTCCTCAGTAGTATCTGAGATCGTGTTGTTGTGAACCTTGATGAAGACGAAGTTCTTACCACCTGCCGGGTAGTACTTATAGAATCCCTCCAACTCAAGGTAGTCCTTGTATAGGTGATTGATGTGTGTTACAACACCCTTACTATTCTTGGACCAGAATACAGTAGGATCGTCATTGTTTACGTCAGAAGCTATCGACTCTACAACATCTGTAGATATACTACCATTCAACGTTATTAGCTCCTGTGTAGGGACACCCTTCTTAGCCATCGTCTTAATGGCATCAACCTTATCTGTGTCCTCGTAGAACTTGGTTGCATGCTGTGCCACATTCTTATATGCAGATCTGAGGATGTTTACTATCTCTCTCTCCTTACCACCCTCGTCATATGATAGTAAAACATCCCTTGCCTCTGCCTCGGGTATTCCGAACTCATTAAGTGCGGAAGCAAGGACAAATAGGTTGTTATTCTTTTGACCTTGAACCATGCCAAAGTCTCTATTCCACCAAACGAGTAGCCTTCTGACCACCTCGTTGTTATTCTCTAACTTAATCGTACTTCTTGAGGTTTTAGTCTCGAAGACTGTATGGTCCTCAGTAAGTATGTCTGTCCACTCCTCGCTATCTTTATTGATATAGATCTCTGGATCGTATGACTCGTAACATACTCGTGATATATCCTTGCATGCCTTGTCAAACTCTGGTACGTTGTAATACTTCTCAAGCGATAGGAAGTAGTTCTTATGGTTCGCTGGATCCTTAGGTATCTTAACCAATACCTTAAGACCATCACCAGATGGTGATACGAACACCGCATATGAGTACTTATCCTTGATGAGGACATCCTTATAATCAAGCATGGCCCACTCATCTATGAAGCTATCGAAGTCTATGCATATGAATCCGCTATGCTCGATGATAGATGAGCTATCCCTCTTAGCAAACTTACCAGAAAAACATATTGCCGGCAGTTGCTTCTTAAAGGTATTACGATCAGCCTTATCAGAAGCCGATCGAACCTTATCAACTATGTCCTTTGACTTGCCTTCTCTTATCCTGTCGATAGCAAAGTCGACAGATCGATAGAACGGCTGTGAGGTATCTATTACTGACTTAAAATATGTTATCATGATTATTGGTTAAAAACCCACCGATGGTTGTCGGTGGGCTGATTGATAATTAGTTAGAACGGCAAGTCGCCATCCTCTTCTGTTGTAGCTGTAGCTACAGGTGCTGTCGTTGCCTGTGGTACAGACATCGTTTGTGCTGTGCCGTTAGCCGGTGCACCCTCGATGCGCCATGCTTCCAACGTGTTAAAGTACTTAACCTCACCTTGAGGGCTTGTCCACTCACGACCACGTAGGTTGAACGACACCTCTACCGCCTGTCCTTCCATAAAGGAGTCAAGCAACGAACACTTGTCCTGTGTAACTTGGAACGATACGTCCTGTGGGTACTGGCTTGATGTGTCAGTAACAACGAACTCTCTCTTGGAGAACTTCTCTGATACCATTACTGTCTGACCGATCACCTTGATCGTTCCTGCAAACTTGAATTGATTACTCATTTATTTGAATTTAATTGATTACTTGTTTTTGTTTAATAGGAATTTGCGATACTCATCTGCATACTCCATACCCATCTTTATCCTGCGATCCATGTGCTCAACCATATCGTCAGTCAGCTCTACAGGGACAACGGTAAGTCTTAGGTGATCCTCAAGGCCTGCTGTGTTGTGCAAGCTATCGTCCTCCCACTCCGGCACAAGACTCTCCGGTGTGTCTACAAGGCCGAAGAAGTACTCGCCTGTACACCATGACTTATCACCTGTGATGCCTTGTAGCATGTATAGATACGTTCTTACCTGCCACTCGTACTTAGAGTTCTTAGCGTCAGAGATCTTCTTCTTGAAGGTCTTCTTATTCCACGATGATTTGGCATCCTTAACCATCTTCATAGCCTCATCAACAATGTCCGGATGACCTATGATGTTGTTATATCTAAGCTCGGCATACTTGTCGCCCTCTACAAGCTTATTGTGGTCCGTAAAGAACACACGATTGTATAGGTCTATGTTAGCATCCTCAACGTCATGCCCCTTGTCAAGCTCACGACTTGTGTAACTATCTCTGAACTGATAGACCTCAGAGTCTACGATGTCCTCGATAAGTGTCTTTGCTCCCTGAGGTAGTTCCGGCTTAGCTTTTGACTTATTAATAAGTTCCTTCAGTGTATTCTCCATTGTAGGAGTAAGACTTGCTTTTCTCTTACCAGACTCATAATCAGCCTTAAGCCCCATTAATCTATTAAGCTCTCTCTTCTGTGCGTCAGATAGGCCGTCCTGACCAGCGAATAGTGCGTCTATGTTACTTGCTCTGAACATCTCTCAACTGTTTTATTTGGTCCTCTGTTAAACTACGTGTCTCGATAAGCTTCTCTACAGTTGTAGATCCCTTCTCTACGGCAGCCAGTGCCTTCGGGAAGTCTGCATCACTGATCGATGGTTTTGCAGGCTTCTGTACCTGTGGTGCTCTCGAACTGAATCGCAGTGCGTTAACCAGTCCGTCCGGTGACTTAACCTTCTCTACCTGTAGCGTGACAGGTTTGTTCAAGAAGTCGTCCATCGTGAACGAGTTGAATAGAACCTCCAAACGCTTGAAGTTTGTTCTGTTTACTACCATGGGCTTAGCAAACTCCTTGAGCTTGCATACGATCTTCTGCTCCTTACCCATGGATGACACGAGTGTGTCTTGAAAGAATCGTTCGATATGAACGATCTGTGGCACGAAATTGCCGTTAACCTCTAGGTTCCACGAACCTAGGAACTTCTCGTCTTTGTCGAAAAGGTTTCTCCAGTGTTGACTCATAATTTATTTGATTTGAATTAATTTTATAGCGTAAGGCTTGTCTCTATCTGTTTCTACTTCAAACTCAGCAGGACAATGATCACAGTTTATTGTATCATGCTCAAAAAAATCGCACTCTACTTCATATTCTTCTGGATCATAATCGTCTTGAAAGTTATTTTTATTACATGATGGACATTTAAAACGTAATGATGGTTTATATAAAGTTATCTCTTCACTATCTATTACAGCTAGTATTGCCTTATCATTTTTTAATTTTTCAATATCTTGAAGTAGTTTTATTTGTTCACGATTCCCAAACTCAGGCTTGACTTCAAAACCATCTCGATAGAACTTGCCATCTATTAGTTTTAGTTCGCTCATAATTTATTTGATTTAATTATTGGGGTTACAAACTTAAGATAATTTTTTTAATCTTTGTTCGTAACTCTCCATTTTGTTAATAACTTTTTCATGCATCACTCTAAGACGATCGAGCGCCTCAAGTCTATTCTGATCTAACGCATTGTCCATCAGCTTTCTAAGCTCCTCATCCTTCTTCTTATACACGTCATGGCATACACGCATGCATCCAGCCTCCCATCCTCTTGACTCGAAGATCCATCGTTGATGACGGTTAACATCCTCATACATGTCAGAGCTAGTCATCGTGTTCTTAACCTCGATCTCTCCGGTCTCCATGTTCTTCTCGATCTTTACGCCATAGTTAAGGTACCATAGTGTCTTTGGGTTCTCTCTATCTCCTGTCCAGTACAAGGAGATGTGTTCATCATTTTCTAAATCTTTCCAAGCTTTCATTTTCTAAAAGTATTAATGCAAGAACTTCGTTTGTGTTAATGTCGTCCGTTGCGTATATTCCGTATTTGTTACTATTTATTACCCTTTCTACCTTTTCTTTCAGTTCGTCATCATAACCATCCATCGCATTGACGGTCACCTTTACAGCGTTGATAACTGAATCGTGATGTCTACTGAAGATTCTACCTGTCTCCACGAAGTTATT